CGACGAGCCAAGGCTACGCCTTCTTCAAAAGAATTCATGTACATCTGAGACAACTGTGCATCCTCTTGGCGTTGGTACACTCTTGCCAATACAAAGTATGGCAATAGTGCATGAAAGAATTCGTCAATGTCAATGACTTCACTATCTGTAGTCAACCATGTGTAAACAGGGTTTCTGAAAGCACGAACAGTAATTGGATACACGGCATCAGGCTTAGCCCACAACTGAATCTTCTTATCCCAAAAAGAAAAGAAATACGGTCGTGAAGGAACATCTGTATTACCAAGCCAAATATCTTCCGCTTGGTTGTAATCAATCAAAGTCAAACGATTACCTGATGTGCTTGAATCCACAATAGAAATAATTTCACGAATATCGCCAATGTCCGCAATCGTGTATTCACGTTGACCAATTACAGTATTGAATGTGTAACTCTCCTGCAAGTACGGCCATCTACGCTCAAGAGAATAAATGCGTTGAAAACCCTCACGAGCAAACTGGTCAATAATGGAGTTGGGCAAATCCTCTGTGTCCAAGTCAGCCATGTTGCGCACCTGTGTACGCAAAGTTGCCAGAGTAATACTCATTTAGCCTCCCCTTGTGACCTCAGATGACCGATGCAATAATCCGTCCCCTTAGCCTTTGGACCCTCACAGGTGTCCTCATTGGCTATACAACGGTTGCGACCAATGTATGGCGCAGATGGAGCAGCAATCTTTGCTCCCGCTGTTGGGGCTAGGCGGATACCAGATACTGGCTGTCCGTAATAAGAATGGGCAGGTACGGCATTTTTCATATACAACTACCCCAATTTGTTACATATCCCCACCTTTCGGTGGGGACAGTATTACATTCCTTTTTTCTTACTTGACTTTTTTCCAGCCATTTTTTTCTTGGCTTTCTTAGCGTCAGCCATACCCTTAGCGGTGTAAGGGAATTCTTTTTTTCCAACCTTTGGCATTAGTACATTCCTTTTTTCTTAGATGACTTTGATTTGCTACTCTTCTTGCCACCCTTAGTTGGCGGGTAGGTAGAAGTCTTTGTGCCAGCCTTAGGAGTTGCATCCGCATGGCTAGAAAGAATTGAATATTTAACTGGCATTATTGCTCCTTTGAAATAGGGGAGTGAGCCCGAAATGCCCACTCCCCCAGATTCAATTACTTACTTACGGTAGATGGACACCGTGTTTGCTGCAGTGAATACTGCAACGAACGACGCTGACGATGCTGCTGCAACGGTTGCTGAACCCACAAGGGTTACACCCGAAGCACCTGCAGTCAACGTGATTGCATGTGTTGAAGCAGCAAGGTTCACAACTGAGAATCGGAAACTTGAACCGACACCCTCATCTGTAAACGCTGCACCCAACTCTGCACCAGTTGGAGTTGTCAACGCACGACCCGATGTTGGGGTCATGGTGTAAACAACTTCTGCTGCACCAGCGAGTGTTGCTGCTGATTGAGTGGTCCCAGCATCGGTTGCTGCAACTACAGTTACTCGCTCTTCTTTTGCTGCCCATGTTTCAAGACGCTTGCGTGTTACGGCACCGTCTGTGTCATTTGCTAATAGTGGCATTTCATTTTCTCCTTGTTAGTTAGTGGTCTTAGGCGGTCTTTGCCGTGAGTTTGCCCTGCTTCGCACGGTTGCGACAGGTCAAGTTGCCGTAGCACATGATGAGCGCATAGCGAGCATCGGTGTCTTCTGGCTTGATGAAGTCCGTCTGAGCGAACCACTTGTTGCTGTGACCTACCAAGGTGAGGTACTTCGTGTTGAGGAAGTAGAACACACCAGCGGTGCAATGCACGTCGTACATTACAGGAGCAGCCTTGAACAACAGGTTCTGGAATCCAGCATCTGCGGTCTTAGTGTCTGTGTAACGTAGGTTTGGCTGAAGCAATGCTTCGTACTTCTCAAACAAAGTTTGAGTTGTCAACATCGTGTCCGGGTGGTCATTACCAACCGAAACGCTGTTGTAAGCGGTGCTCATTTGTGCAAGAGTCAACGCAGTTGCGGTGTTCTCTTCATATGAACGCCAGAACTCGTTGCCTGCTGTTGCTGAGTTGATGCCACCAGCGGTGTTGCCGGTCTCAACCAAGTTTCCAAGGCCGTTCCAGTCTTTTCCGCTGTTGCCAGTTCCGTCACCAAAGAACATTTGGTTGAACGATTCACGCATTGACTCTTCTGCCTGCATAATCTTGGCTTCGAGCAAGTTGATGATTTCTTGTTCACCGTTGTTCTTGGCTTCTTCAATACCGCTGATTGCGATGGATGCAGCGTACTGCTTCCATTCGTACTCAGCAGCCGAGATTCCCTCTTGTGGTGTCAAGGACAACGAATCATATCCGCTGTACGAGGCAACAGTTGAGTTCTTGCCGTAGATGAGTGGTTCAACAATCTTTGTTCCACCGTTGAGCATGCGAATGCGGCCCTTGTCCATCAACTGGTAGGTCAAAGGACGTGCGGTGAACACGTTGTCGGTAAGTTGCGAACGGTAGTTCGCAAGTGTGGTTGAGAGCAACTGGTCAAAGTTGCTGTTGGCTGATGCCATGATGATTTCTCCTTAAATAGAACGCTAAACGCTTAGTTGCCGTTTGGCGGCTTCAAATGCGTCTCGCAATGATGTGATTGGTTTTGCTGATACATCTGCAGTCTTTGATGTTGCACCACTAGAAACAACTGATGCCTGACGCTTAGCCTCTGTGACTTTCACCTTCTCTTCATCTCGTTTAGCAATTTGCTTACGAGCAGAAAGTGATTGGTCATAAAGACGGTCAAACGCAATTTGTTTGTAGACAGATTCCAAATCAGTTGAACCCGTGGCTAACGCCTTGGCAACAACTTCATTAGCATCAAAATCTTCTCCGTATCGATTTTGAAGAGACTGCACCTTCCGTTCCAACTCACTCAATGCTTTATCTTGTTCAAAAGCCTGAATGCGTTGTTCCAGTTGTCGGTACTGCTTTTCAACAGGGTCTTGCCACAGGTCTTCATCTTCTGAAGGTGTCTGTGCCACACCGTAATGTTGTGAAAGCAGGCTTAAAGTACCCTGAGGGTCATTCTGCAAGGCTTCCTGCAGAGCGGTCCCAAACTGTACCTGTCTCCTTTGCTCACTGAGTTCCTGTGTCTTGCGGGTATAGTCCGCCTGACGCTGGTATCCAGAAAGCGCCTCTCGGAGTGGCACACGAACTTCTTCACCATCAACTTGAACAGAAACATACTTGTCTCCGAACTCGTCAACAGGAAGCAAGTCAATTTGCTCCTCGGTTAAGGCTTCAACTACATCCCCAACTTCTACAGATTGTCCTAGGTCTTCTAGGGTCTCTTCGGCTGTGACTTCATTGCTATTTATATCGCTCATTTAAGAGTCCTCCGTGGGTTGCTCTATTGATAGGGTTTATTCGTTACATTCCCGGCGGCATTCCACCTTGCTGTGATAACAACGCCAAGATTTCTGGTGGCAACGAACCCCCACCCATTTGCTCCACTCCAGCCTCAGAAGGTAATCCCTGTGGTGGCATACCTTGTGCCATCATTCCTTCTGGCATCATTCCCTCTGGAGGCATTCCACCATCAGGTGGCATTGCCTCAGGTGGCATTGCCTCAGGTGGCAACGTTCCCTGTGGGGATATTGGCTGTGCTGGCATCTGTGGTTGCATAATAAACGAAGCAGCAGAACGAATACCGAAACCATACTGCAACACATAGTTAGCCAACTTAGGCATATCAATAATTCCCGCAGAAGCAAACGGTGCCATCGCATCAACAACCTGCATTGCCATCTGACGACGGAATGACTCGTTGACCGGCTGAGTTGACCCACCTTCTACCTCAAAGTCAAACTCACCCTTGATGTAGTCCTTGTCAAATTCCAACCAAAGTGGTTCAGCCTCTGAACCTTGAATCCGTACAGCCTGCTCACCCGTGAGATACTGCTGAGCAAGCATGATAAGACGCTTAGCAATCTCAGCAATACTCAGTTCAATGATTGCCAACTTCTCTGATGAACGAGCATTAGCGTTGTCCTGAATAATGCCAGCCTCAGTCGCTGTGCGCCTGATTTCTGGCAAACCACCACGCATGTATTCGGAGATACCCGATACACGGTCAATGTCACCAGAGATTAGACTTGACTGGTTGTAGAACTCTGGCGGGCTAATTACTGCTGGCATTGGTCCAACAACACTTGCAATGCTTTCTTCTGAAATCACAGGAACCATCACATTGTCCTCGTCGGACTCAAGTGCTGCACGACCATCAGCGTCAAAGGCTGATTCCTTGTACAGCCACTTGCGTGAGAACCGTTTACGGTGGTTCATCATCTGTGTACGAGTCTGGTTGAGTTCCTGCTGTAGAGGCTCTATTGCTTCTAGTTCTCCCATTGGGTAGAAGTGTTCAGGAATGTCGTAGTTGCGAATCATCACAAACGGATGACCATAAGCAAAAGGAATCTTTGTTGGTGGAATCAAGAACTTGTCTGTGCCATCACAGAACACCGACATGGTGTTTCTGTCAATGTCGTACCATTCCCAGATTTCAACATATGAATCATTTGGGTCAGTTGAACGACGAGGTGAATAACCATCTTGACCGTACTTTGAGTAATGCGAAGGAGATGCTTCTTTACGGGCTGTGGAGTTGTAGCGCTTGTCCTTCTTTATTTCTGGCAAAGGGCGACGGATACGTTGTGCAATCCATTTAATGTCGTGCATGTTTGTGGCATCCGGGTCAACAAAAATATCAAACATTGAGACACGCTCCACAAATGGGCGGTCTTCTTTGATAATCATGTTTGACTCAACACCAGACTCAACACGGTCTTCGGCTAGTTCGTCAAAGTTGTCAAAGGTTGGAACTGTTTCATCTGCAACCATTTCTTCTTCAATAAAACGGTATCCAGTTTTAATCCAACCATGACCACAGATAAGCATGTCTTTTACTGCACGACGCAGTTCCTTTTGGCAGTCAAAGTGTCTCCACCAATAGTTGATGATTGCTTCTGTGACAACAGCCTTGTCGCTATCTTCGTAGCGACGAGCGCTAACTGAAATCTTTGGATAGTTGATAGAAACAGATGGTGACACAACGTTGATTGTGGCAAAAGCAATGTTTACCAACAAACGGTCTTCCTCTGAAACACCCTTGTACTGCTTGCCACGGTACATGTCAATCATGCGTCGCCATACTTCGTCATGGGCTTCCTCATGGCGCCAACGACGTGACTGTTCCAACTTGTCACGGTACTGCTTGAGTATTTCACTATTTGCTGTGCGTGCCATTAGTCTTCCTTCTGTCCTTCGTGCCAACCAATATGGTTATCAAGTTTGCTACCAATCTTGTCAACTTTATTTCCAATCATTTTGAGCAAGATTCGACCTTCTTCGTGTTGCTCGGTATTCTCTTTCCGCAGCCTTTGCAGAACGACCACGAGGGGTCCCGATATGATTGCAACAGCAATCGGTACCCATACCACCTCCATCTCAAATCCAACGACTTCCGACAGGCTCGGCGTTAATACCGGCTTCTTTGGCTACACGGACTTGCTCATCTGCACGCTCTTTAACAGTTGGGCCGTGAAAGTCTTCTTGACCGTAGGTAAACCCAAGGCGAACTGACTTAATATGGCATTTGAAACAAATTGAACCACGACGAGGCAATTCATCTGCTTCAAAAGTCGTCAAACACTCTAAACAGCGGAATTCTTTCATAACTATAAACCCAATTCGTTACTCTCGTACATTAAAAGCGCCAATCGGGGTACGAGGTTCCTCTTTTTCACGGATAAGGAACTTTTCCCACCAACCCAAAGTATTACGGACCGGTTCTGCGTCAACCCGATATTCAGGCAACCAAACATATTTCAACATCTGATTAGTGATTGCCAGAGACATAACACGGTCGTCGTGAGGTGAGCCATGCATCTTGCCATTGGCTTGACGAATAAAAGTCCTGAGTTCTCCAATTGAATTCTTGTCATGAACATGAACGCTTTCATCACGGATTGCAGCGTTCAGTTCGTCAATAGCCAAAGGCTTAGAAACAGATGTTGTTCTCCAACCCATAGTCTCACTAATCTTTGGGCTTCTACTATTCATCTTCCTTTGACGATACAGGTTCCTGTACCCAATACGTTGTAAACCTTTAATCGTGGTCAGACCGTGGTTGTTTGACTCAACCCCAACCAAAGCATGATTGTAGTAATAACCCAAAGCCCTAAGAACCTCTTCACCAAAAACGTCTGGGTCAACATGCCCATGCCAATGGGCAACCAGAAGACCTGTGTTAGCGGAAATCACATGAGCAGAACTGTAGTCACCATGCCCTAGACCTTCAGCGACGTCAGCCCCAACAACATAAATTTGCTGTCTGTCTGGGAACTCCCAGATTGCCAACTCACCACCATCTGCAATGAATGTGTAGTTATTTTTACCCATCTCGTTCTTCAGATAACCACGGTCAGGTTCAATGAGTTCAATTGCTCTAAGAGCATCAAGGTCAAACACAGGGCGACCAGAGCGGATAAAGGCTTCTTCAGCATTGTCCGGGTATTCCTGTGCCAACTGCCAGTCAGGAAGGTCACGTTTTTTTGCTTCATACCAATCCTCATCACGGTCTCCAGCAGACCAAGGGAAAAATACACCAGTAAATCGGTTGTTGCCAGTCTGCGAACCAACCCACAGTTGATGAAAGATATTGCCCTCACCGTTGGCTGTACTCAAACAAATAACACGACCACCAACGTCAGCAATAGGTTCAATGGATGCCCACGCTTCTTCAGCGTTGGGCAAGAACGCCATTTCGTCAATGATTACCCGATACACAGACTCACCACGAGCAGGGTCATTTCCAGATGGTAAAGACTCAATTGCAGAGTCATTAGCAAACACCATCTTCAACTGGTTGTCTGAGAGTAGGTCTGGTCCACGCACACGCATCCACGCAGGAAGCATCTTGTATCCATATTTAGTCTTCTGCAACAACTTGGATGCTTCACGTTCGGTACGTGAAAGCATGACCGTAAAGCGGTCAGCCCAAAAGAATGTTTCCCAGAATGTAAATGCAGCAGCCAGAGTAGAGAACCCAATCTGTCGTGCTTTCAGAACAATGCTGTAGCGAGAGTCAATCCAGACTCTTACGGTTTCTTCTTGTGCTTCACGCAAGACAAACTTGATACGACCCCGCTCAGGGTGTCGAATCATCCAATGGGTAGAACAAAAGTGTGAAAATGCAACCACAAGTTCATCTGTGGTCGCACCTTCACTACCTTTGCATTTTCTCCACTCCTTCTCATTGAGAAGGTCAGTGAGTTCCATTATGCCTTCTTAGCGGCTACTTTCTTGGCTGCAATCTTTTTAGGACTTGCACCAAATGCTGCATCAATTTCATCTTTGGTGAGAACACCATCAATGCTTGCCTTGGCAAGACCCTCTGCAACCTTGAAGATGGAAACTGCGCCAGCAATCAATGCTGACTTCCATACTTCCAAGTCAGGAGCGATAACCGCAGCACCAGTCACCACGCCGAGGGCGTTGGTGAGGAAAAGTGCAACAATTCTGCCTGCAATATCTTTTGCCTTATTCATTGTTCTCCTTGAACATTACGCCGAGTAAATGGATTATCACGGCTATTACGGTGATTCCCCAACCCAAAACCTTGGTTTGCCCAGACAGCGTAATAAGCACCATACCGGTGCCTGCAAGTGTCCAAGTCAAAGCATGGATTTCGGATAGGAGTTTCTTCACGCTAATAGCCCAATTCGTTACGGTCTACGTGAAGACACAGCAATGGCTGTAGCACCAGCGGCTACGGCAATTAGGGTGCGACGGGTATCTACTGGCACAGCAGAGCCAAGTGGAACGTAGTCGCCAAAGTCGTCAGAGAAAATGTCAATGGTGTCCTCAAATGCCTGTCGCACCTCTACGGGTGCGGACTGAACAGCCTCTGTGACCGCAGTCTTTTCCTCTTCGCTTATCTCTGCCACATCCAAGGACTCAAAGATTTCAACAGCCTGCTGTGGGGTCACAACTAACAACACCTCTGGGCTGGTCGCCAAAGCGACAGCCTGCTCAGGGGTAGGTGGTTCTTCCTGTGCCAGAATCTGCTCAACAACCTGCTCAACCTGCTCAGGGGTTAACTCTTCTAAGGCTGTCTGAAGTTCTTCCACGGTTGTGGCTTCAGCAATCAAAGCCTCTACTTCCTCGTCAGCCAATGGCTCTGAATCTGGCTCTAAATTTGGCTCTAAATCTAGTTCTACTTCCGGTTCTACCGTTGTGCTAGTCTCTTCAGGTGCTTCAGATGTTGTGGTCACTTCCTCAGTTGTTGTGGTCACTTCTTCAACTGTCGTGGTTGTTTCTTCTGGAAGCGTCTCCTCTGGAATGGTTTCCTCTACTGTCGTTGTTGTGGTGCCTGTCTCGGTTATCTCTGGCTCTTCAGGAACGGAAGGCTCAACAGGTTCTGGCTCAACTATTTGAGGCTGTGTAACTGGTGTCGGAACTTCTGGTGGTTCTGTTGTGGTCGTTGTTGATTCTGTTGTTGTTGTTTGGGGTACGGAAGTACTGGTAGTAGTTGAACTAGTTGTTGTCTGAGGAATACTTGTACTTGTTGTTGTAGTAGTCGTGGTTGACGACGTTGTAGTCGTCGTACTTGTCGTCGTTGTCGTATTTGGCACCGTCGTTGTGGTTGTCGTAGTTGAAGTAGACGTTGTGGTCGTCGTTGTACTCGTACTTGATGTTGAGGTTTCTGGAACTGTCGTAGAAGTAGTGCTGGTGACAGGGACAGTCGTTGACGGGACAGTAGTAGTAGTTGTCGTCGTTGTTGGGGTCGTGGATGTTGTTGTAAATTCCCATAGTGAAAGATTGCTTATCTGTAAGTGACCCGGCGCACAGCAGGTATCAGTTGAATATTGTCTAAATGTGAATATATCATCAGCATCTACGGGCACAGTCAAAGACCCTGATGCATTGTTCTGTTGTGTAAGCAATGTGTATACACCGTTTATTCCGTATTGCGGTGGGTCGTAGGACCAACCATCATTGGTCCAATACGACCAATCAAAAGAAACACTATTGACACCTTCTGGAATTGTGGTCTCAATCTTTGTCCAATGAGGTTGACCAGCGCAACCACCTTGGTCTGGACCAGTAATAAGAATTGAGTCCTCTACAACCTCAACAGAACCTGAGGTAGCACATGACTGAGATGCTGTCCAATCTCCAAGTGCGTCTGCTTTTGCGACGGTAGACCATAATGCTAGTAATGCTACGGGTAGAAAAACTAGCCAGCGTGAGTGTGGCACATCAGGCTTCAGGCGACCATTCGGTAGCCGTGTTACCTTCAGCAACCCACGCTAGGTACTCTGCATAATCAGAGTTGGCAGGGTCAATCGGAATAGATGAACGAGAACCATCTGGGTTGGTTCTAAAAATACCAACCAACTTTTCATCAGTAGTTCTTGTAAAATATATATATTCAATCATTACAACTCCGAACTAAAATCAAGACCAGATGCAGAGTCCTGTGCCTCACACCATAAAAACTCACCATTAGTAGAGTTATTTACAGACACAGTATTGAATCCGATTGCACCTGCTCGCTGATTTTGATTGTCAAAACCAGAAACACCACGGTCAGTCAAACTACTATTCAGCAAGGCTACAGCAGCCCCTTTTATTGTGATAGTAGGTAATGTTCGCATTGTCGTTGGTATGGAAACAATTCCGCCTCTACAGTTTGTGTTACCGCTTCCAACAGCATGATAGAGAAGTGAATAACCTTGAAGCCTAATAAAGTAACGTTGACATTTGAGAAGCGTTGTGGCGTAATTCTCAAACTCAAATGGTGTAGCAACAGAACCAGCCTCTAACTGGATGCCAGTCACCTGCCAGTAGTTGTTGATAGCGGAAGCAAGGTTGGTTTGACCGACAACACGATTAGCGTTCGTATTCGCTGCCCAAGTTGTGTTGAGTGTCCCTGATGTGTAAGTTGTTCCAGCACCAAGCCAAAAGTTGCATCCAAGAGCCGCAGCGTTGCTGTTAGTGAAAGCACCAGTTGTATCTGCAGGGAAAGTGATGGTTTTCTTTTCCCATGTTGCTGAAGCAGAAACAGTGTATGAAGCAGATACCTGACGAGTGTTATTGTAATCAAACAATTCAAGAATGTAAGTTCCTGTTACATTTGATTTGACCCAAAACGAAACACTGAATTGTTTTGCTGAGGATGTTCCTTTTAAGAACTGTTGAACATTTTGACCTTCAAGGTATTGATGTACTGAAACAATGTCGCCAGCAGCAGGTGACGCATCAGCAGTAGTGCAAAGCATCTTTACCGAATTACGCAAACCTGAACCTGTAGGCGCATCTGTTTCCAAACTTTGAGTCCATGTTCCCATTGATGAAACGGTTGTGCTGATTCTGTCAGCCGTGTAATAACCAGTAGTAGTGATGCTTGCTGTTGATGTTCCTCGTTGTGCAACCTGCATAGCACCATTGATAACCACGTTACGGTTCGTTTGCGGGTCAACCCACGCAACACCATTCGTGACACCACTATCAGCAACCAACACCTGACCATTCGACCCAACAGCCTGACGAGCAACAGTATCTGCCGCCGTAGCAACAATCAAATCACCCTTAGCATCAACAATAGTTGAATTTATCTTTAGGTCAACTTCTGTTTTTACAGCAGTGAAGTTTGCGTTAACTTCCGTAGCAACAGCAGGAGTGCCGTTAACGAAAGTGTTTGGAATAGTTAAAGCCATATTAATACCCTCAGTTCGTTACCTAGCCCCAATAAGCCTGTTGACCGACAAGGGCAACAGTTCCTGTTGAGTCTGGGAAAGTAATAGTTCGGTCAGCAGTAGGGTCTGTAACTGTCAGAAATGTTTCAAAAGCGTTATCTGTTGAACCTTCAAAACGAATTTGATGACCAACAGGCAATTCAATACCATGAATCAAAACAGGGTTAGAACCACCAGCATTCAAACCAATAACAGCAATGCTTGCAGCAAGATTGCTTGCAGTTACTTTCTTTGATGTTGGCGTACCCGCTGGGTCGTCAACAATCAAAAACAGGTCATCTGAAGTTACTGATGTTACAGCATCCAGTTGTGTGATTTTCTTATCAGCCATTACCAATCTCCATCAACGCAAACGACGTTCCATCTTCTAAGAGCAAATCGTTACCATCTTCAAGTTCTAGGTTGCTAAAAAAAAAATCTGGGTCAGACCAAAAAGCATTGGCTAAGTCGCCAAGTGTAGTTCCCGGTGCTCCAGAATCAACATAATATTGATATTCCAATGTTCCACGGTAAGCCAATCCAGTTGCAGACCAATGGGCGTACAGCAAGTCGCCAAGCGTCTTACCTGCATCCGGATACAAATCAACCAATGCTGTGTACATTGCGTCGTTAGTTGTCGCCATAATCCCTCACCTCAAACACAGCCATCTTCGGCTGTGCCTTATCATCAATCCCGCACGCTGGACAAATCCAATGTGTTGCCACAGGTGGATACTCTTCGCCACACTCAGGACATTCGACCAAGGTCACAATGCCTTCAAGTGTGTACGTTGAGCCTTCTCTCGTTCCGCTACCGCAACGATTAAAGAATCCAACTCAGCATCAGAAAGTTCTGCTGCTTTCTTATTAGACTGAACCGTTACCGTAGGCGGAGCCATACGGTTCGTAGCCTGCAAATACAACTGTGCAGACTTGGTATCACCATCAAGAGCCTTGGCATACAAAGTGTCTAGGAGTCTCTGAGTGCGCTCAGGAGACCCCTGAACTTCGTCCACCGCCGTTTTCCACTGGCTGACGAAGACTTCCTTTTTTTCCCAACGGCGAAGCGTTGTGACATTGACACCGAGATGGGCGGACATTTTTTCCTTTGATGGTGGTACACGTTCCGATGGTGCGGTGCACAACCAATCTAGGTACTCCTGTTGCTGTGATGTTAGCGTGAGTTCTTCGTTCTGTTTCATTGGTAATAAGCCGTTTCGTTACAACCACTGTGAGTGGTTCCATACCCACTAAGAGTTATGTAACGAATGGGGGGAAGGGTAGGGATGGGGGGAAGGACAGAACTGTTCAACCTCGCTCCTGAGAGCGAAGGTTGCCTAATAGGCTGAAGACACAGGTTAAGGAACACACATGGCAAAGACAGCAGCATGGCAACGTAAAGAAGGCAAGAACCCCGCAGGCGGTCTCAACGCCAAGGGGCGTGCATCTTACAAAGCACAGACGGGTGGAACCCTAAAACCACCTGTGTCAGCCAAGCAAGCAAAGAAGTCACCCAAGTCTGCTGCACGTCGCAAGTCGTTCTGTGCACGAATGGGTGGCATGCCCGGACCAATGAAAGACTCCAAAGGTCGACCAACCCGCAAAGCACTAGCGTTAAAGAAATGGGACTGCTAATGGCAACCAAGAAGTCAGGTGTAAACGCCGCAGGCAACTACACCAAACCAGAAATGCGCAAACGTCTGTTCAATAAAATTAAAGCAGGCTCAAAAGGTGGAGACCCCGGTGAGTGGTCAGCCCGCAAAGCACAACTATTAGCAACCCAATACAAAAAGGCTGGCGGGGGATACAAGTAATGGCACTTGCGAAGTCACAGCAGTCACTCAAAAACTGGGGTGCAGAGAAATGGCGTACCTCAGACGGTAAACCAGCCAAACGAAAAGGTGGCACAACACGCTACCTGCCAGACGCTGCATGGGACAAACTAACACCAGCCCAAAAGGCTGCAACCAACCGCAAAAAGATAGGCGCATCCAAGCGGGGTAAGCAATTCGTAGCCAACACACTTGCCGCAAAAGCAGCAGGTAAAGCAGCACGTAGCAAAAAATAAGATAAAACCTATATTATATAAGGAAAAGGTACCCTATTTGTCTATGGGTGCCCCCTTTTTGGAAAATGAGTTCTACGGCTCTGACTAGAATCCATCCATCGAAGTGACGGGTGCACGGGCCACCTACCTCCCTACCCTCTTGTGACTTCAGAACTGCACGAATACAGGGCAATAATGCGCCCAATGCGTAGAACCAATAATGCGCCCATGCCATTAGTGAAACAATGGTGCGCCGATAAGAACGGTGCTTGACTAACAAAGGTAGGTAAGCCTATGAGTGATGCAATGCGTGAATACATTGAGCGTTGTAATCGTATTGGTAGCCGTGTGAATGGTGCAGTGGTTCGCATTATCGCACGCCGTACTGGTGAAGACACAAGTTGGTATGACGCAAGCGTTTGCACCAATGAGTGTTGCGATAAGCATTAGTTGTTACTTAGTACCAACGCATAACTGAGACAGTTATCTCAGTTGTGCTTTGGCTAGTGAGTAATCACTCGGCGTGTTACCGACTAACACAAATACAAACACAAGGAGAGCCATCATGGCAACGAAAGCAAAGCAAGTAAAGAAGACAACAGCGTTCTACACGCAACACAGCCAACTCATAATCAAGGGTTCACACCTTGTCATTGACGGTTGGTTAGGTGCAGGTAAGGAAGCAATTAGTAAGAAGATGAGCGCAAGCGATTATGCATTGCACTCATTGTCACCATCACTCAAAGGTGAAGCACGATATTCAGAGACAACAATTCGCACCGAAGTTGGTGTTGCAATTCGTGCTCTGAAGAAGTACAAGACCATTGAGAAAGTGAAAGACGCATTGACCGAAGAAGTGGCAAAGCGTGGTGGCAACTTCAGCACCGAGAGTTGGGCATCAGTCAAGTACATGCTCAAGGGCACTGGTCAGCGAGAAGCAGGCGAGAGCAAGAACAAGAAGAAGAAGAGTGCAAAGCGTGTTGAGACAACCGTTCTACGCAAGAAGATGAAAAATGCTGGAGTTCCACAGCGTTACATTGACTTGACAGTGTTCATCATTGAGAACGAAGGCAAATAACTGAGACGGGTATCTCAGTTGTAACTCGGTGTGAGTTACCGCAACATTGTGTAGCCCTCTGCATAGTGTTGCGTCATGTTCACACCCGTGAGCAAATACAAAAGGAGAAACAGAAATGAATTGGTTCGGACTATTCACTATCGGAATGATTGTGGTGCTTGCAGTTTGGGGCTTCGCATTCGAGTTTGGTTACGAGAAAGCAGAGAAAGATTGGACTATGAGTGATGAGTGGATTGCTCGTCAGGAAATGGAAATGCGTAACTGGAGTAAGTACAACCACCCAACAAACAAGGACTGGAACTGAGATAGTTATCTCACTTCCACTACACAGAAAGAGAAACAGACATGAATAACCAAGTAGCAATTTTGCGTAGTTTTATCCACCTAATGAACAATGCTGACGAATTATCAAAGCATGAACTTCTTCAAGAGTTGGAAGATTTTGCTCGTGATGAACTCAGTGTTCTTCGCCCATACTCAAGTAGTTTCCGTGATTATTTCAAGTTTGGCCACGGTGTCTACGACAGAGCACCTTTGTATCTCAATCAAAGTGATAGAGGTGACACAGCGTTTACTTATGGCTCACAGCCACCTGTAATGGGGTTTGAGTTAGAACTAGAAGCAAGCAAGCCAACACCTCATGCACTTGAGTTAGAGGAAATCGCTGCGAATATTCTTTCTTACACGGAAGATGTGATGTGTAAGCGAGATGGTTCATTGCAACATGGGTTCGAAATTATTTCGCAACCTGCAACATATTTCTACTACGAAAATCATTTCAACTGGAGTTGGCTCAAAGAAGTAATCAAATCAGATTTCAAGGTCAATGGAATTGGTGAGCGTGGTTTTCATATTCATATCAACAGGGCTTCATTTGTTGATGAAGCACATACGCAAAGATTTGCTGACGCAATCGTTGCTGATGTGAAAATGTTTCAGAGATTATCAGTAGATAGTTTCTTTGCACCTGAACACCGTTACTGTGCAACAAGAACTTCCAATCCAGATGACAGTATTGGTAGATACTGTGCAGTGAACTTATTGCACAGAAATACTGTTGAGGTTCGTTGCTTTGAGCCAGTGCCCACAAAGGGTCAAATTCTAACTTACATGCAATACATGTTAGACACACAAGAAAAAACAAAAGGAGAACAGCAATGACAAGTAGTTACATCAAGATGCAACTCAAGCAAATCAGAGCAACATTGGATAACGCAGAGACTGATATTCAGTTGTTGCAAGAAGAGAACAAGCGTCTGCTCAAGCAAATTGCAGAACTAACGAAAGAAATGGAGAGCGTAAATGAATAAGACAACCAAAACAGCATTGTATGCAATGAAGAAAGATGAACTCGTTGAGTTCGCATGGAAGATGGTCAAGGCATACAATCAGTCACAAGAAGAACGAGATTACCAACGCAGACTGTTAGAGTTTGCATTGCGTAAAGCAGGTGATGTTCACGCAGAACAAGTTGCGTGAGCACCGCTCATACAAACTGAGACATGTATCTCAGTTTGCGTGGGCGAGAGTGCATCAGTATTCCCCTATTTATTGGTGCATTCTCGCTCATGACATTCCGTTATGAGAAACAAACAACAAACAGAAAGGGCTATCATGCCACTAAATGACAACATAGAGTACAGAGACTGCTACAACTGTGGTGAAACCATGGATGTAGACGACATGTACGCAAACGAATACGACGACAACTTGCGTTGTTGTGATTGCAATAGCGACTACGAGCGTGATTGCGAAGCAGAGTACGAGGCAGAACGAGAGGAACACAATCTCATTCACAGTTACTCGTACAAGCCGAGTGCAATCTTCCTCAACGACGACGGTCACAAGTCGTACTACGCAACTGTTCCAGATGCAAACTCACGCCGTACATCTTTGTACATGGGCTTTGAGTTGGAGTTGGAGACAGGTCGTTTCCCAACGAGAGATTGTGCACAGTTTGTGCTTGAGACAATCAACACGGAAAGCAACGACATTGTGTATCTCAAAGAAGATGGCTCATTGGAAAACGGGTTCGAAATTGTTTCGCACCCAATGACATTGGGCTTTGCAATGGAACACTTTGCATGGGATGGTATTAGTGGTCTCATCAAGCGTGGTTGCAAATCATGGGATGCAGGTACTTGTGGTCTGCATGTTCACTTGTCACGCTCTGCATTCAGAGACGAGAAGCATCTGTTCAAGTTCTTCAAGTTGATACTTGATAACGCACCAGATGTGAAGCGTTTCGCAGGTCGTGACAGCGAGCGTTGGGCTAACTTTGACAAGGGTTATTTCCTCAACGCATGGAATGAGTACAACGACGATGGCAACTATGTCAGTCGTACCAACGACTCGTTGATGAAGTTTGCAAAGAACGAAAGTCGCAATGACAATCGTTACTGTGCTGTGAACTTACAGAACCGTCACACCGTTGAGTTGCGTTTCTTCAAGCCATCACTCAACCCTAAGACTGTTCAGGCTGCTTTGCAGTTCTGTGATGCAGTCTTCAATTACACAGAGACAGAGTGCGACACTAAGAAAGTTATGTCTGGAAACGCTTTGGCGTTTCGTTCATTCCGTTCATGGGTTGCCACGCAAGAGCGTTACGCCTTGCTCTCTACTCGTATCGCAGAGCGTTGCGATAACTGAGACATGTATCTCAGTTTCTTTACATCACAAATCAAACAAACAACAAACAAAGAAAGGAACACAATATGTGTTTACTAACATTCATTCCTGATTATGTCTCTCCAGACATGGACAGGTTCAGGACAGCAGCGAAAGCAAATCCAGATGGCTTTGGTTTCGCAATATCAACAGGCAAGAAGATTGTGACTTATCACAGTATGAACTTTGATGAGGTTGCAAACAAGTTCATTGACTTGCGACGAACACACAATGGTCCTGCAATCTTCCACTTCCGTTGGGCAACCCACGGTAGCGAGACTGTTGCCAACTGTCACCCATTCTTCTTGGGCAAAGACACACAATCAGTCGTTGGTCACAACGGCATTCTTCCAGTTGCCATTCCCAAAGGTGATGTACGTTCAGATACGAAAGTGTTTGCACAAGATATCATGCCGGGAGTTGGTGGCATCACTTCACTTGATGATGATGATTACTACAAGAAACTAGAAGCATGGGCTACTGGTTCTAAGTTGGTATTCCTCACAGTCAATGAAGATGCCAAGCAAGACTGGTACATTCTCAACGAGAAGTCTGGTCATTGGGACAAGGACATGTGGTGGTCTAACTACTCATACGAAGAAGTTGTATACAAGACTTACGGTTCCACTTCATACAAGTCAAGTGGCAGTCTTTGGGGTTACGACGACTGGGACTATGGCTACAACAAGACCACATACGCTTCGTCGTGGGATAACAAGACTGATGCAGGCTTGTACATTCCTGACTACGACGACGAACTTGAGTATCTTGCAGAAGAGCAGACACAACAGTTTGATGTGTTCACTACGCACATTGACGACAATACGCAACTCATTGAGTGTTACAACTGTGCTCACGCACACAAGACACCTGCTGGTGTATTGGAAACACATTGTGATGAGTGCGGTGGTTGTCACTTCTGTGGTGCACAGTATCCATGTGCATGTTGGTCAGCCATCTATCAGATATACGACCTTGAGGCTTTCAACGAAGATATCTACAATGCAAATGCTGTAGTTGTCCCAGCCAAATCACAATCAACCACACACCCAAGTTACTACTAGGAGAAACATGAACCAAGAAGAGCGGTACGCATACTACCTCGCTGCATTTCAGCGAGGGTTTGCACAAAACAATATCCGACTGAATGAAGTCACATTTGATGACCTCATTCCTGACTCACTCAAAACAGAAACAAACACACAAGGAGAAAGCAAATGACAACAATCAAACTAATCCCATCAACAATGGAATTCGAGGTATCTGTAGATAGTGCCTCAATGCCATCATTGTTCAGTCAGTCAATGGAAACAACCATTATTGAGGAAGTGGAACGACATGTAAACGGTCGCATTCCAAATCATCAGTCAGTTGTTGATGATGTGTCTTCAACGATAATGGAAGACCGGGACTACACACGCAAAGTGCGTAACTGGGTTCTGGAAAGCATTGACTACTCACAGATAATTAGTGAGGTTGGTAGTAATCTTGATTACCAACAACTCATTGACCTAACAGCACCACTGTGGGAGAACGAAATGTTCTTGCGTCATCTCATGAATAACAACCGTTTCAGGAACTTGGTGAACACTCAAGTACAGGCGAACATCTCCTCAACCTTTGATATCTCCACAATTAGGGACATGGTTGATGAGAAAGTTGAGCGAGTTACAACCAATCTTTCCAACGAGATTGCAGAGAAAGTGCTCAAGGTTATTCAGAACCGATTGACAGCAGGTTCAGATGTTTGAGCCTGTGACGATAGACTTTACAGAAGCAAACTGTAAGTCTCAGCCAACTGTGTGGTGGTTTCCAGAATGGCCACCAACCAAACAGAAAATGAAAGAATGGAAGCAAGCAAAAGCAATTTGCTCTGAATGCTCACTGAAAGTTGAGTGCCTCGCTTACGGCAAGGCAACCAACTCATGGGGCATTTGGGGTGGTATCACACTAACCAACGGCAAAGCCGACTACAGAAAGAATAAAAAGAAATGAACACACCAATCAACTATTCAGAAAAGTTTGGACAAACTCTGCAAGAGATTGACCAAGCAATAGCAAGCAAAGTAGAAAGCGACACAACAGAACCATTCGACCTAGGCAACACAATGTTATTTGCTGTTGATTATGTCCGTGGTGAAGTTCCAGCAATCAGAAAGATTGCAGAACACTCTGATGTGTACGAAATGCTTGACGATACATTCAACGCTGTGTTGTTGCTTGACTCTGGTTACAACGGCTTTGCTGTTGTTACTTGTGGTTGGGCTGCACCAATCAGGAAAGATGATGATGCAGATGAAATTGCACCATCACAACACCCTGAGCGTAGGCGTGTGCGTCTCATGACAATGTGCCACAACGGAAAAATGGGTTCTTCTATCCGATTTACGGATGAAGAAGCCGTTACATACGACGAAGGTAACGCAATGGGCTCATTAGCAAGTGCCATGCAAGACATGTACGACATTGTTCGTGCAATGAAATCAGCATCTATTCAGAATGAAAGGCAACTACCGTGAGTAATCGCAAAGATGAACCAACCCTTGAGGTGACACTAACTCTTTCTGAGTTACGTGCTGTCGTCAAGTCTCTGGCTATCGGCGTAGACCAACTGGCAAAGAAAACCCAGCGTCTAGGTGATGGTCGGAGAGCAGACACAACTCATGCAGAGTTGGAAGAACTTCTGTCCGCCAAAGGCGAGATGGAAGAAGTCCTATTGGAAGCACTAAGGGGGTAACACTTGTTAGCAAAAATACTTATTTCAGTTTCATTAGGTGTGGGGGGCTTCGTGCCCCCCACTTCTTTTACCAAGCATGACATTCCAGAGCCGGTTGAAATCCCTGCCTCTGCCTTGTGTCCTCAGTGGTGGCAAACCGCTGTTGATGCAGGATGGAAACCGTCGCTTCTACCGACACTGGATTATCTGATGTGGCGAGAGAGTAGGTGCAACGCAAATAGTCACAACACCGCAGACCCAATGGGTGGTTCAAGAGGATTGGTGCAAATCAATGGCTTCTGGACACCATGGTTGGCTTCTAAGGGCATTGTGAAGCGTTCTGAGGGGCTGTTCGGTCCTTACCGCAACCTCAGGTCAGCACTTGCCATCTACAACTACGCAGACGCCCGATATGACAACGGGTTTGGTCCGTGGAACTTGTAAAAACTGAGACAGGTATCTCACTTGTAACCACCCCAGTATTCCCTCTCATTGTCTGCCACAATGGGGGGGAAAGGGGGGGCAAGACACTTCCGCACCGTCGCCAATGGGCGACAGGTGCTCACTTACATCACAGAAAAGAGAAGCAATGCGTATAGAAAACGATAATGGAAGTTCCGTAGACCGAATCTACATCCGTCAGTCTTGGCTTGGTGACGCACTCATGTGTCCTGAGCGTGCAAGACTGACAGCCCTTTACCCTGAAGAACGTCGTGAGAACGACTCAGCGATGATGGGCACAGCAGTACACACAGGCATTGAGTCTGTGTTGAAGAATGAAATCAGCCCAAGCGAAATCGGTGAGCGTTCTGTTTATGCGTTTCGTTCCAAAGAGTTAGAACTGGAACAGGCTGGCAAGGAAATCAACATTACTAACACCGACCCGAAGAACTGGGACAAGCACATCAACTCAATGGCAGAAGCATGGACTAGAGATATCTACCCTCATGTTCCATTGGGTGGGATAACAGAGTTCAAGTTTGAGGCAAAGGTTGCTGATGTAGAGAACTCTTTGTGGCAGTACGAACTTTGGTACGAAGGCACAATGGATTACTTCCACCCGGAAAGTATTTGGGACTGGAAGACTGCGGCTCGAAAGTATTACGAAGCCGAGAAGCAATCACAAAACATTCAGTCGTCTGTTTACGCTTGCGCTGCAACCCGACTTGGGTTGATTGATTACACGGTGAACTTCAACTTCGGTGTGATGATTCGTAATGCTTCATCAACTGGTCAGATAGTGAACGTGACACGCACAGAAGAGCATGACAATTGGATTACAACTCAGACAACATCACTCGTCAATAGCGTACTATTGGCACAAGGTCATTTGCCATCACAACGATGGCTCATGAACGACCAGCATCACCTCTGCTCACAGCGTTGGTGTTCAGTCTGGTCAAAATGCAAAGGCTCCATAATCGGGGCACAAACTACAGATGCCGAGGAGGCAAACTAATGGATAAGGACAGAGCAATCATTACCCAAGTGTCAGCAAAGATTTCCGCTGACTTAGTAGACAAGAGCGCAGGCACAGCCGAGAAACTCGGTGAGTTCGCACTCTTGTTTGATTCAATCAATAGCATCATGATGGAAACCATCTACGGTGCACAAGCAGAAGCAACAGCAATTGAGCAGAACAACTACATCGTTGAGAAAATCAAGGAAGAGTTGGGTGCAACACAAGTTGTGACTTCAGCAAGCCCAGCACCATTCACAGGTGTAACCATTGTTGGCAAGCAACACGGTCCAATTCCAGAGTGGCTCATCAAAGCGTGCAAGCGTGATGGTGTAAGCAAGGTGTACGACAATCGTGACGGTTTGGAACTCAACCCGAAGCGACCATCCTTCAAGGCAGTAGATGCTGAGAAGGCT